GTTTTTTGTGCCGGTGCTTGAATTATACATACTTTTTACACTTTGTACGATTTATTTACAATTATTTTTCAAATTGATCAAGTAACCACCAAAGCGCCCAAAAAATCACAATTATTGCAATGATCACGATGCCCCCGTTTCCCGCCCACAATCGCCCGCGATATGGTGGCGCAAAAAAGAACCATGCGGGAGAGTGCGCACAAATTCGCGAAGCGCTGCAGCATCATTAGCAGCGCCGTTTTTTCTCGTGTTATGCCACTGTATCGCTGTCGGTCCGCTCGCAGCATAGCAGCCGCCGGCCGCATCAGTTCCCACTTTTTTCTTACCGGTGCCATGAGCAACAAAAACAACAACAAAATCACGCGCACCACGTGCACACAATGGCCGGCCGCCGCCGCACTGCTGACAACTAAAATTGTCGGCCAATTCTGCAGGGCAGCGCGCGAACGTCACATTGTGAATTTTTTGTGGCCACTGGTCGGCCGATTCTAGGGGCGCAGCATACACAGCGGGCCGGCCTAATTCTACGGCGCGCACTGCTTCGGCCGTTGTATCGCAGCTTGCGTTTATAACTGTTTTATTTGGCTGAGGGAGCGGGAGCGCTTCGGCCGCAAAATGCGAATATGTCCAAGCTTGGCCACCACGCGGGACGCTATCAAAAACGGCCGCTAAATATTCGCTATCAATTTGTGATGTGCCGGTTTCACTTTTGGGGTGAAGGCTGCAGCTAGTCGGGCACGTGCCATAGGTCTCGTGCTCTCCGCTGCGATAAGTAACTGCAATTGGGCCGGTTTTGCTGTTCGCGCTGATTCTGACTGTTTTTAACATTTCTCTATCCTTTCTGTTGTGAGGGGCCTAGTATATCAACTTTAACGGCCTTTTGTGTATGATATTTTCTAGGGGTTTTCACGCGTCGCACAATTAAGGGACTGCTGTTTTCGTCCCATGGCATAACCAAAAAGGGCAAATCATCGGCCGACATAACGCGCATAAAGTCGCGAGCGCGAACAAGGGAAGGGAAGGTGCGAACCACACTCTGCGAATTAGGAAAGCACACGTCATATTTGTAAATTGGCATTTTAATATCCTTTCTAAATTAATCGTCGCGGTCGGTGTTCAACTCAAGGCGCGGGTATTCGTCTTCTATAAAGCTGTCGTCAATATGCGCAACCCCCAAACGGGTGCCGGCATCCCAAATCAAAACGGGCAAATCTCGCGGCAAATTAGCGAGCGCAGCCGACAATTTGCCAACTGTCATACCCTTATTTGTTCGGGCATGCTTCAAAGCGCAAAACCAAACCTCATGCGCATCAGCAATCGACGAATAAACATCGTCCATTGAATCGCAAAATTCGCGACTGCTGCGCTCGTCCGGATCAGCAGACAAAAAGCGAACTACATCAGCACGCGAAGCAACAGCAACGGCATGCTGATAAACGTCAAGAAAAGCCACATCGTCAAAGCTTAAATTTTTCATTCTGCAATCTCCTGTAATTTTTTAAATGCTGCCTGTGCTTCTTCTAAGGTTTTACAATCTGTTTCGTATTGCTCATTTGGATCACCCCAATGGTCTTCAATGTAATACGCTGCAAGCACCAAACCCATTTCAATGTCTTTTAATAACTCTTTCATTTCTCTATCCTTTCTAAATTAATTCTGGTATGCAAGGTCGTCTTCAAAATAACGCCACTCGCACTCATAAGCATAATCGACGTCGCCATAGTATTCACCATTAGCAACAGCATCAAGGGCAATCGAGCGAATCATTGCATCGTCCGATTCGCTTAAATCAATCGTCAACTGAGTCATTTCTCTATCCTTTCTATTTCCATTACTGACTCAATTGAGTATTCAGCATCCTTTTCAGAATAGCTGTAGTCCCCTGAATAGTCTAACGCCCTGTCCACTGCAGCATCCGCACTCGCTGCTTCAACATCTACCGTAGTAAATGCATATGCTGTTCGGCAAAGACGTATTTGATAAACTGCCATTTCTCTATCCTTTCTAAGCACCGGATCAAGCACCGGCATCGCCAGTATAGCAAGGTTTTTGTACCTTGCAACACTTATTTACATTTATTTTACTAAACCTAGGGTTTCCTCTAGTTCCACCCAAGGCATGCCACGCGATGGCCAACATTTGAAGGGCTCAAGCTTTATGCCCTCTGCAGCCAATTTCATAGCATCTCCCCCATGGTACAAGCGAATGGTCGAGGGGCGTAGTGTATTACCCATGTCAAGCACAAGAATGAAGCAAGGCCTGTCCTTGGCAGCATGCCGAGTCATGAAGGCAATTTGATGCGGACGCAGCCCAACCTTTAAACCCTTGGCTACCACTTTCAATTCCATCAAAACAAAGTATTCCCCGACACCCACCAACATGTCAGGAATGCCAAGGTTGACGCGATTCTCAATGCGCTCAATGCTGCAGTTGACAAGGCCGGCTTTCACCCTAGCCGAAAACCTAGCTTCAGGTGTCATCTGATCCCCCCAAATCTCGCTCAAAGATGTCAGGCGGAGGCTGCTCCACTCCCGCGTCGAATTCAGGATCTTTTTCACGTGCTGCACTTTCAATCACCACTCCAGTGTCCGCATCAATCAAGGCGGTAGGCGGTGGGCCACCATACAGCTTTTTAAGCTCGTCAAGCTTGCGCTGCACCTCTTCCTTGCTCATGCTGTCAATCGTGCCATGGCGGATCTCTTTGCGCTCCACATAGATCGTTCCCAAGGCTTGGCCCCTACGATACTCTGCTTGGACGGCTGCAGCAAATGCCCCGGCATCCAAAGCTTTATCGCGAATGACTTGCAAATCGCGCATATGGCGCTCATAGGACGTGTTGTACTTGGAAGCCAACTCAGCACGATAGGCCTGAATGGCCGCTACAACGTGCGGATTGATGTCAGGGTGGGTAAGCTTCCACGCCATCACAGAAGCGCTGGTAGCCTTGTATCCGGCCCGAATAGCAGCCTCTTTCATGGTCACCCGTCCATCACCACTCACAAGCTCGGTAACAAAGGTCCATTCCTTAGGTGTGAGCTTCCTGCGCTGCTGCCTCAGCGGGGCCACTTCTGTGGTCATGCGCTTACGCGCCTTGTCCGGCATAACCGGTGGAACGTTGTAGACGTCTTTCTTAGCCATTAGCTGATTCTCCACAAGCGCCAACCATTGTCCACCTTGCGCAGCGTGAACACCCATTTGGGCTGATGCACTCGTGTGAAACGAAGGGCAGCCACTCTGCAGCTTTCAGCTTGCTTGCGCACGCCAAACAGGATGCTGTCGCCCGCTTCCATTTCCCCAAAAGGATATTTGGATCGATTGGTTGGCAGGGCTATTCCCTGATCAATGTGTACCATGCTTAACTCCCGTAAAAGAACTACCACGAGTATATCGAGTGTCGCCCCAAGAGTCAATCGCCAAAAGCAAATCGAGCTCCCTATAGAACTTTTGGAGGGTATAGTGTGTTTTTATTTTTTCAGAATTCATCTCGCGGAGCCCCCCTAGAAATATTACATTGAATCTCCAGACGTAATTTGCCGAATGCTCGTAACGTATTGATTTCATTCAGTTCTTACACCATTACGTCTATTACGTCAAATCTCACAAAAAATAAAAAAAAAACACCTCTTACCCCTAAAAGGTCTATAGCACCTAAACCAAAGTATTACTTTTTGGCCCATTTTCACCCTTTTTTGCCCTCGGTCCGCGGTCCAATCCCCCTCCACCAAAACACACTGTATATCCACCCAGTACCATAATGCATCACACTAAAACCCCAAAACCAAGGGAAAACCCCTAAGAAATAGTACATTGCAAGTAATTGACCTAACTAGATAAAAGCATGATAATAACCCTGTCCACTTAGATAAAAGACGGACAAACACCATTAACAAAGAAAGGATAGTGATATGACTAAACAGACGGACGCTACGGATAAAGACATTGGACAAATCATGGACGATGCGCAGGTTTTGCTTAACTTCTGTGGAAATACTTTTGTCAAACCTGCTGACGCGTGGTTCGCGTGCCTTGTCTCTTCAGCCATTTTGACAGCAGAATTAAGTGTGCCCTTGGAGAAGTTTTTGGAGGGTTTTGAGCATGCGTACAACGATGCGATGAAGGCCAAGAAGGCAATGAAGGGACCATCTTATGATCACTAATGCTGACAACTACGTGCCTGTAAAGAGCACAGATGGGCGTGCAACGCCATACAACACTGGGAAGGTGCAGATTGGTTTGTTGTATCAGCCCAAGCCTGCGGAGATGACGCAATCGGAGGAGCTTGTTCAGGCGGCTTTGATGGGATGGTCCTCGATCCATCGTCCTGTGCCCTTGTGGCCTGTAACGTTGGGTTCTGTGATTGTGGCTTTTTTAATAATTTTGACTGTGGGGTAACAAATGCACGAGTTCTTGTATGAATGTGATGAGCTTGGATTGGCGCTTAAATGCTTTTTTGAGTATGAGCCGGCTGAAGTTGGGTCAATTGAGCCCATGTCTGGCTTGAAACTGGAGCCGGACTATCCGGAGGTTTGGACGCTAATTTCTGTGTTCTTGCCTAACAGTTCTGTGGACTTGAGCGGGGTTTTGCATCCGGATGTGATTTTTCGCATTGAGCAGGACGCACCGGTTTATTTTGAAGAGATGAGGAGTGCAATATGACTGAAGATCCAAAAATATTTCTTGAGTTGGGCTACAAGCTTGGCAAAACAGAGATTGCGTACAAGGCCACGGACAAGTTGCTGCTTGACGTGCTGATGGGTGATGTTGACCCTATGCAGGCCATGATCGATCGGCAGAAGATAAAGGATGAATTCGATGAGGCGTGAACACACACCAGAGGATGTCCAAAAGATTGTGGACGGGTTTCGGCCTGATTGCCACAAATGCGTGAACCGTGATCCTTTGCCCATGACGCATCACATCCAATGCTTGGAGCCCAAGGCTTTGATCTCTGGCAATGCGAGGGCTGCGCAGAAGGGTTGGTTCCATTGGCCGTGGAACTTTGACCCTATTTGGTTGGAAGAGTGCAATAAGTATGAGGAGAAGAACACATGAGAGGCACTGGATTTGGAAATGTGCTTGCAAGCAACATTGCGGCTCTTAAAGGACAAAAAAGAAACGAGCAACGCATGAGCAAAAAATGGAAGATGTGTTGGAAATGCCAAAAAGATAAAAGTTCGGTTGGCGGTTATCTTAGGATCACGGCAGGGCTACACAAGTTTATTTGTAAAGATTGTATGGATGCCAAGGAGAAGAAAGCATGACACGAGAAGATAGATTGGACGAACTTGCGATGGAGGCCATGAAAGCGGCCATTGTGAATGGAGGCATAGTTAATACATATGCCTTGGCCTTGAATTCCTACACCGTTGCTTCGGAAATGCTCAACAGAAGGCACTTGGTCCTTGAGCAGATGGTCTTGGGCGACATGCCATCAATGCTTGTTGAGGAGCTTGAGTTGACGGTGAGGACAAGTAATTGTTTGAGGGAGGCAAAGATCTTCACGATTGGCCAGTTGCAGCAGTGGACTGAGGACGAGCTTTTGAGGCTGCCTAATTTAGGCCGAAAGAGTTTGAAGGAATTGATTGAGCAATTGCAGGCGCGTGGTTTGAAACTGAGGGTAGAAGCATGGACATTATGATTTACACCAAGAGCAACTGCCCCAACTGCTTGGCAGCCAAGATGGTATTGAAGATACAGGATTTGCCGTTTAGGGAAATCAGTGTGGACATTGAAGAGAACAGGGTGCTGTTGATGAAGGAAATTGCGAAGGCGCGCCAGATGCCGCAGATTTTTATCAACGGTCAGCGGGTCGGGGGCCTTGCAGGTTTGCAGGCGGCGCTGAAGCAAATCAAGGGGCAGGCATGACCAGAGAAGAAATCATTCGCATGGCACAAGAGTCACAAATGCCGTTTTACTGGCGCACAGGTGAAATTACATATCTTGACAAACTTGAACGCTTTGCCGACCTTGTCGCTTCTGCCGAGCGTGAGGCGTGTGCAAAGGTATGTGAGGAAGGGATAGCAAATGCAGATGATTGGAATAGCGCCCATTGGGATCAGGCTTGCGAAAATCGAGCATGGGCCATCCGAGCAAGGGGACAAGCATGACCAATACTGAAGTTTTTGAAATGCTTGAGGCTGAATGGCGCGACAGACTAAAAGCGGCAGTCCTAGCCGAGCGTGAGGCGTGTGTGCAGATTGTTGAAAATGAAGCGTTTCAATACGCATCACCTGTTTGGGCATTTGAAATTGTCAACGACATAAAAGCAAGGGGGCAAGCATGACTAAAGAATATGTATTAGAAGACATAGAAAAACTGTCAACTCTTAACTTCAAACCAAGTTGCACCATCACGTTTCATCGTGGCAATACGCAAATTGGTGTGTTGGATTTCAACGGGCCAGAGATGACATTTAGCGGTGATATGGATGAAAGCGCAATTTTATTTATTGAAGTAATTGCAAATTCTTTTAAGGCACGACTTGAGCAAGAACGTGCTGAAGAACGTGAGGCGTGTGCAAAGGTAGCAGATGGATGGCCTGACTACGATGTACAGGGGTTGGCAGAAGCCATCCGAGCAAGGGGACAAGCATGACTAAAGAAGCATTGAAGTTGGCATTGGAGGCGTTGGAATCGAGCCGAGTGTTTGTGACAACACGCGAGAAGATCAAGCACCCAGAGGGCGCTGAGTGGTACGACCAAATTATCACCGCCATAAAAGAAGCCTTGGCCAACGAAGCCCTCGAAAAGATGGCAGAGAACGCCAGAGAGTTGGGGCTGGACTATGAGCCACCACAGGAGCCTGTGGCTTGGGCAAAATTCAGCGCAAAAGGCAACATCATTGACCCGTTAAGCGAGCCTGATGATGACTACACACCTCTCTACACCACCCCACCACAACGCAAACCGCTAAGTGATGAGGAGATTGAAACTTATCGACACATGCTCGACTGGACGGCTGAATGGTCTTACATCAACTTTGCCCGAGCCATTGAAGCCGCACACGGCATTAAGGAGAACACATGAAACAAATAGCATGGTACGACCCAACTAACGGCATGGTCAGCACAGACAAAGACAGCCCTTTGTTTACACCGCTTGGTCAGGTGTGGCCCTTGTATCCTGAGCGCGAGTGGGTAGGGCTGACGGATCACGAGATTGAAATGATTTATGCCGTCACCATAAAAGTTCGCAAAAAGGACATCATGCCCGGAGAGCAAAAAATGTTTGCAAAAACAATTCAACATTTCTTAAAGGAGCGCAACACATGACCGACTGGACAAGTGAAGAGGACGAAGCTTTCAACGCTGTTGAGAAGCACAGCAACCTTGGCAAGCAGATTCTGCGGGACATCGAGGGGCAGCCGTATTACTACGATATTTTTGTATCGGTATCGCAGCGCAACGCGGTCCTTGAAGAAGTGGCTAGGGAAATCGAGAAAATGAAAGCTTTCGGGCCGGATACGATAGGCAGTTTTTCTGTCTACATTAGGAACATGAAAAAGTGAGTTTTACAACCAAACACTTGCAATTGGGGAGCAAACAACATTTGCATAAATATCAACTTTGTAATAAATGCGAAGAGATGAGGCCACCGGAAGGTGGAATTCAAATGAGTGCAGCAAGATGGATATGCGCTTGCTGTTGGACCAAACGAGTAACAACGAGGAACCTTGTACAACATGCCAAGACCAAAACCACCAGAACCACTGAGAGGAAGACAAGTGAGGATGTCTGATAGACATTGGATGATTCTCAACCAATTAGGCGGAGCGGAATGGCTCCGGAATTTGTTAGATAAGAAGGCACCGATGCCTAAGAAATATTATGAAGTCTTTAAAACATCACAAGAAGCTGCAACCCCAAGAGCAGCCCCAAAAACCTTTGAGTCAAGAACAACTGATGGCGTGGTGGCCGTTCAGAAGACTTGACCCAAAGTTATTTCCAAAACCCAACCAACGCGATTTATCGCAATATGAGGAGAGTCTGATATGAAAAAACGTAAAACAATTAAACTGCCGTCTAAATCCAAGCGCGCACAGGCATTTATGGAGAGTAATCCTGCTGCCTACCCAAATGAAGTAGCAATTCGTTTCGGTTTAAGCAAGCAGGCGATCTATGGTCTGCGCAGCAGCATGAAGAAGACAGGCTTTGTGTTCCCTAAGAAGTCTGAGCGGTTGGCCACACTTGCCCCTGCACAGCAGGGCGCTGCCGGCAGCGCACCACTGGAAATCGAGATGTTTGACTTCCCTGATGAGGTAGACGTGACCCTTGACGCTCGGGCCGTGGACTACGGCAAGTTCATCGAGGGCGCTGAGGTCATGCAGATGCTAAAACGTGTCGTTCAAAACGCATTAAGTAACCGTGACAAGGTCCTCGCGCACGATCAGGCCGAATCTATGGACATGATCATCCACAAGATTGGCCGGATTGTGAATGGCAACCCTGATGTGGTGGACCACTGGTTAGATATTGCAGGCTACGCTAAGTTAGTGGCAGACAGGCTAGAAGGTCGTGTTCGATAAAAAAGGCCCCTAGGGGCCTTTTCTTTTTGGGGTGGACGGGGGAATCGAACCCTCGCTGACAGATTCACAGACTGTCGTGCTGCCACTACACTACGAACACCGTAGTGATCAATGATGATTGGTCTGGGTGGCAGGATTTGAACCTGCGGCCTCCGCCTTCCAAGGGCGGCCGTCTACCGGGCTGACAATACACCCAGAGATAATCGGTCGAGGAAGAGCGGTTTTCATAATGATGCAGAGTATATCACTTAGCCTCTCCCCAGTTGGGCCCGATTTCCACATCGCACCGACTGGGGACTTGTAGGTTCACGCACGTTGCCATGATCTCTGCTGCACGCTGCGCTTCTTCCCTTGTCTTGACGCTCAAAGCCAGTTCATCATGAACCTGCAGCATGGGCATGATCCCCTCCCGAGCTAGTGCAACCATTGCCGCCTTTGTCTGATCAGCGGCAGACCCTTGAATCAATCTGTTTAAGCCCTTGTAGGTGCCTGAGCGCTTGATCCGTTGGCCGTATTCAATGACGGCTTGCTCACGGGGCAACGCTTTGTTTACTCCCCACTCCATCGGCTCCCAAAGCGGGAACCGGCACTTGCGTCCGAGCAGGGTGCGGATGGATCCGCCTGACGCGGGATGCTCAATCCTTTTCATCACGGCATTGACTGTGCCTTTAAGGAACGGGACATTCCTGTGGAATTGGTCAATCAACTCGGACGCTTCATCAAGGTTCAGGTCAAGCTGCGCTGCCAGTTTGTTCTTGCCCATGCCATACATCAAGCCAAGTCCAATGGTCTTGGCAGCTTTACGTTTGATGCCGGCCATGTCGGCAACCATCTGGTGAAAGTCCGTGTTGGGATCGTTTTGGTAGGCGTCCACCATCTTCTCAGCTCCGGGCAAATCGAGCAGGTTGGCGTAGTGAACAAGCAGGCGCGGCTCCTGTGAGGAGAAGTCATTTGAGGCCCACATCTCGCCCTCTTCTGGCAAAAATAAGCTTCGGACCATGGGGCCGATGATCTCGTGGCGGGCAGGGACTTGCTGCAAGTTTGGGTTAGCCATGGACAGACGTCCTGTAACGGTGCCGCCATCATCGGAGCGCATCTGGTTGACGTGCGGATGGATGCGGCCGGTCTTGGCGCTGAAGTTAAGGTACGGCTGCAGGAAGGTGCTGTGCGTTTTGTTGGTCTCGCGCGCCTCCACAATCATCTTGGCAATCGGGTGTTCACAGCCATCCAAGAAGCCTTTCGTAAAGCTCGGTTGGCCGTTATCGGTCTTTGCATAGGGAAGGCTAAGCTTGTCAAAGGCTAGGGCGATGCTTTGTGCGGCCCAGATATCGACGTTGGATCCGACAAGTGACTTGAGGTCCTTGTGGATCTGCTTCTCACGAGCAATCAGTTGCTCAATTAAACGCTCACATTTTGGTCGGTCAAAGCGGATCCCGCGGCTTGTCATGTTGTGCAGGACAGGGAAGGCTTCTGTTTCGAGGTTAAAGATGGATTCCACTTCATCCTGACGCATGCGGATCTTAAAGGCTTGCCACAGTTTCAGTGTGAGCGCTGCGTCCTGTTCAGCGTACTCTCCCACATACATGGCGGGTAGTTTCCAAAGTTCCTTTTTTGGATGAACTCCGAAGTCCGCAGCGGCTTGTTTGAGACCTTGTTCTGACTTGACTTCTTGTAGATAGTCAAATCCCAACGAGTTGAGAGCGTAGCTGAAACGGTTTTCATCAAGAATTGGGGCAGCGAGCATGGTATCAACGATCCGTCCGTTGACCTTAAAACCACTTGCTTGTAACCACCCCAAGTCATAGGCGGCGTTATGCATAACCTTATCGGAAGGGTAAGCCA